CGGCTTTGCCACGGGTGGCCAGGGCTTGCGCGGCGCCTATCAACGTCTGGATACCGGCGTACGCCAGTGCCACGGTTTTCACGAACTCCAGCACGCCTTCGGTTGCGGCTTTCATCGCGCGAATTGCGACCGGGGCGAAGTCGCCCATGCTTGCAATCGCTATTTCGAAGGCACCTTTTACGCCTTTGCCGCCTTGCAGTTGGTCGATGAATACGCCAAGCGCCGGCACGACGTACTTGTTTACGGCGTCCACGAACCGTTGCAGATACGGCAGGACGTAGTAGCCAACTTGTTCGACAAGTTCGCCCCACGCAATCGAGAGTCGTTTTAGTTGGCCGTCGAATGTGTTGGCGGCGGTTGCACTGGCACCGCCGAACTGTTTCGCCAAGGCTTCCTGTGCGGCCTGGTAGTTCTTGGTTTTTGTAATGTTTTCGTCTAACGGCACGCCCAGTTTTGTGAGCGCTGCAAAGTTGCCGTTATATGCCTTGGCTAATGCGATTGCGACGCTTTCCACGTCCTTGCCGGTACCGGCTGCAATATCGAGGGCGAGCCCTAACTGTTCCTGGGCGATTGCCGTATCGCCGGTAGCGCGTACCAGGCTAGAAAGGGCCGGCCGCAACTGGTCGTCCGTGACGCCGGCCGCGAGTTGTGTTTTGTTTATGTACTGTTCCACCGCGCTGATTTGTGCGTCGGTCGCCCCGGTAGTTGCCTGCAACTGCCGCGCCAATAGTGCCTGGCTTTTTTGGTCCTCTGCTGCGGCCTTTGCAGCTTCGAACAGTCCTTTGCCAAGTATGGCAACCGCCCCAGTGGCCGCAATAGCGCCAGGCACCAGGGCTTTGCGAAGAACGAACGCCGCCTTGTCGGTGGTGCTGGTAAGCGATTGGAACTCTTTCAGTGCGCGTTGCACGCCTTTGCCGGCGTACTCCGTAACGATAGGAATGATTACGGCCATGCGTTTAGCCTACGCAAGTTTTCGGTTCACTTCGCGCAACACTGTCTCCACGATGTCGCGCGTCTGGCGTTCCACCTGTTCGCGGTTCATCTCGTACGCCGGCCACAATACGCGCGATGCTTTGCCGAACCGTGCCTCAAGCGCGCGAATCATTTGCGTGCCGCGTTCCGTGTCGCCGTTATTGCGACGCCCTGCCAGGTCGTACAACGTGTTTACCGCCCCGGACCATGCCACGCTAAATACGGCCAGGTTGGTGGTACGGCCTGCCCATTCGCGTGGTTTCTTGCCGGACACTTTTGCCTTTATGAAGTCGTCGCCCCGGCTACCTACCCAGGGTGTCATTTGGTGGCCGCTTTTTGTTTTCCAGTTCCGGCCCCAGCCCGATATCGGCGGCCCTTGCGGCACCTTGGCTTTCGCTGTTTTTATTACCGGGTCCACTACTTTGCGGTAGTCCTTGGTGATATCGCGGCGAAGTTTCGGGTTCAGTTGGTTCAGTTCTTTCAGCGCTTCTTTGAGGCCGACAACTTCCAAGCGTCCGTCCATAACTACCGCCGGCGGTTCCTTTCTTCCAGAACTTTGTGCACTGTCGCCAAGTCTCTGGTGTCGAACTCTACGCCAGGGGGCCACCATGAGGCGGCGACCAACAGTTCGGCTAGTTGCCGACGGTAGGCGCCGCGTCCGTAGGGTGGCTTTCTTGCGTGTCCTTCACTTCGATTGTTTCCACCCGGGCAAGCCACGTGTCGAAGTCTTGGCTGGTGTCGCCGGCGCGTTTCTCGCTTGCGTACGCCAGATAGGCAAGGTCTTCGATGAAGAACCCGGCGGCGAGGTCGCCGGCCCGACGGTGGAACTTGCGCTCCCAGTCCACGATGACGCCCAGCGACGTGTGCACGTCGTAGGTGTGTCGGTCCGTTGTGGTGACGGTGAGTGTTAGCCGCATTATGCTGCCCTTCGTTGTGTAGTGGCTTACGGGTTGGTGGTGTCGATTGTGAGCGCGCCACCCTGCAGGGTGATTTGTACTTCTGACAATTCACCGAGGTTGGCGTTCACGATGTCGAGGCTTTCCAAGTAGGTCTCGGCCAGTTCGAACTTCGGGTTTGTGGCGCTGTCGTTACCTGCGGCCGGCTTGACCGATACGTAACACTGCGTGCCGACCAGTGGTTGCAACAGTGCGTAGGTTTCGCTGGTTGCGTACGACATGAGGAACGTGAGCACGCAGGTGTGGTTTTGCAGTCCGGCCGTGTAGCGGCGGCCGTTGGAACCAAACGCGGTGCTCTCCAAGGCTTCGACAAGCTGCGTCAGAACTGCGCTCTTGCATTGGTCGGTGATATCGGTGCCGGGCGTCGCTGCGCCAATTGTGACGACGGGGTTCGAAAGGTAGGTGACGGTGGCCATGAGTTACTCCTTGGTCTTCGGTTTCTTGCTTTTAGTTCTAGCACCTGGCGCGGGCTTTGTGGTGGCATCGCTTTCGGGTGTTACTGGTTCCACCATGCCGCCGGCCAGTAGGTAGGCGATGTTGTGGAACGCATCGTCGTGCACGATTTCGCCAACTTTGCGGGCGCCGAACGGGCGAAGTACGCGGTAGGTCACGGTGCAACCTTAGTGGATATTGTCAGTTCGTAGGACGCGTACTCTGCGCCGCCGATTGTGGTGACGGTTGGGCGGCCGCCGGTAAGGCCGATATTGGCGGCGCGAATAAGGTCCACTAGTTGCAACAGATTGCGAACGGCGCGCCGGTCGCCCGGGCCAATTGTGAGCACTTTGACGGTGAAGTCCATCTGGGCGATTGTGTTGGTTGGCATGAGGAACGCGGGCGCCTCTACCATGACGCACGGCGGGTTCACGTTGCGCGGGTCGTTGTCGGTCGTTACCCGTAGCCCGGTAATCGTGCCAAGCTTTGTGGCTAGCGCGTCGAACCCGTCGTTGAGAATGTCCGTATCTGGTGGCACTATGCCACCGCCGGCCGGTTGCAGCCAAGTAGCCGAAGAATGTCACCGAACGAACCGCCGACGGCGGCACCGGTGGCAAGCGGGTCGAACGACGCGTACTGGTCAATCGAGCCGCGTTGCCGGTAAAGGTAGCCGGCGTACATGACGGTGCCGAGTTTGACGTCTTGGCCCGGCACTGTCGTAAGGCTGTCTGTGTAGCCGCTTTCCTGGCGGCGTCGCCACGCGAATTGGTTGGCCGCCCCAACTGCTAGCGAGAGGAGGTCGTAATCTGCGGACGGGGCGGCCACGGTGAACCCTAGCCAGTCCTCTGCGTCGCCGTTTGTTATCCAGGTGCACACGGGTGCATAGGTGACGGTGCCGGCGGCGGTGTCGCGTGCAACGTCGGCGACGTTGAGCGCGAACGCCACCTGGTTAGGAATAAGGACGGCCGTGTTGTACGTGTAGTCGCCTTGCTCATCGGGGCCGAGGAATAGAAACTCGGGGCACGCGGTTACCAGGTGCGTGCCGTTGTAGGTCGCGTTGCCCGTAATGGTGATAGTGACGCCGGGCTGAATGGGGGTGGCGGTCAGTGTCGCAACTACCGCGACACCGCCCGTTACTTGCCCGTGCGTAATTGTGTAGGCCGCCACGTGGCCGCCTTTCGTGTTAGAAGTCGAACCAGCGGAACTTGGTCACGTCGATGAACTGCGCCGCGAAGTATCCGCGCACGCTGATTTGACGGCCGAGCACGTCGGGCTTTTCGATACTGACCATGCCCTTCATGGTTTCGTACACTTCGAACCCGGCGTAGGTGCCGGCTGCGTTGCCCAGTGCGATGAAGTCACCGGCGAAGTTCAGGCCCGGGTCCACGACCAGCGAGAGTCCGACAGGGTTGGCTGCGGTGCTCGTCGCTGACATGACGCCGGAGGCGTTCATCGGGTTGAGTGTTGGAAACAGTGGTCGCTTGTCGCCGTCCACCAGGGCGCCAACGGCTTGGAATCCTGGCGTGCCCATAATCAGGTGCGTTGGCATGACGCGGCCCGACGCGAGAATCGCGGCGGCGCCTTTGTACACTTCGGCAACGAAGTCCTCCGAAGTGCCGTCCCACGTTCCAACTTGCTGCGCGCCGCCAATGTTGTTGGCAAATTGCGTGCAGGCGTAGTTGCCGGTCTGAATTGCGTACTGGTTGGCCATGTCGCGCACGATGATTTCGAGCGCGGCGGGGTCCGAGAAGTCCACCGTCTGTTCGGATACCAGGACGGTACCGCCGAAAGTGTTCTTCGTAACGACGATGTCGTCCACCAGCATGGTCGTGGAAGAAAGGCCGGTCAGTTCGTTGGCTTGCTGTGCCACCGAAGTGTGCGTGACAATCTTCGGACGAATGAACGTCTTGCCGCTACCTGGCATTGGTCGCGCGCCAAGCGCGGTGACCAAAGGACGAAGTGGTGCAATATTGTCGAACGTAGGTCCGAGAATCGGCACCGGAATCACGCCAGGAAAATCTGTGGTCGTTTGGTCGCCGGCTGCTGCTGCGATTGGTGCGTGGTGCGCCTGGTATGCAGCAACTTCGCGTCGTGCAGCTTCGGCGCTTTCACCGCCGCGAACGTAAGCGGCCATGTACTCCGCGACGCTTGGCAGTTTGCTTGGCACGCGCTTTACTTCGGCCCATACGGGTGCGGTTGGTGCAGCGGCGGGTACTTCGCTGTGGTTGGTGGCTTCGGTGTTCATGTTGTCCTCCGTGTTGGTGCTGCTAGTCGCCACACTAGTGGCAGCAACCTGCACTATGCGAGCATCTTCGAACGCGGGCTCGGCAACCACCGAAAGTTCGCGCCACTTGGCCTTGGCGATTACCAGCACGCCGGCGTCGTCGAACTCTGCCTCGATTGGGTCCACGCCTACGGATACCGAGTCCAGGGCGCCGTCTTTGACTAGTTCGAGCACGTCGTCGCCGGCGCGGCTTGCGCTAATGCGGGCGCTGAACGCCATGCCGTCGGGGGTTTCGGTTCGTTCGGTCACGATGCCGATGACGCGGTTAGCGTCGTGCTGTTCGAGTAGGCGTGGCGCTTTGCCGTCGGTTGGCAGACTGCCGGCCAGGAACCGAACTTTGCGGCCGCCGGATACGGTGGCTTGCGTGTTGTACGGTACGGCAAGACCGCTGATTGTGCGACGCGGTTCGCCTTCGCCGGTTTCTGCGGCGACGCTGACGCGCCCCGCCGTAAGTTGCAGTGGTGCTAGTGGGTTAGTCGTCATCGTTGCTATTCCTTTCGGGGGTTAGTGAACTGCCGGAACCGGCCGGGGCAGCATCGTCCGGCCGGTCCGACAGCCCGTTTTCTTCCAGGTAGGAAGAAACGTCTAGTTCGATATATCGGCCGCGAGGCGTCACGCTTGGCATTGAGAAAGTCTGCTCGATGCAATCGATATACGGTTTGGCGCCGAACAGGTAAAGGTCTTGGCGGGCTTGCTGTGCGTTCTGGTATGTCATGCCACTGCCAGCCGGGGCGCCGACAAGGTAGGGCGGTATGTTGGCGACGCGAGAAAGTTCCACCGCCT